GCTACTGCTGCTGGCGCTGCTGCACCACCTGTCACATTACCCAGCGCCTTCATGGAAGCCAAGTCGGCCATTTTAGCAACTGTTACTGCGGAATCATTTATTGAATCAGTATCAATACCACTGATATTAAAGTCAGTGCCAACTAAAAGTAAGCCAGTACCCGCAGTATATGTAGTATCACTATCAACAGCAGACCCATTGAAATATAAAGCTCCCCCAACATTGTAAATCTTATCAGTAGTAGATGCAGGTGTATTCCTGTGTAATTTCACGCCAGTATTAGCAGTAACTAACCCAGATGACGCAGTGGCTCCATTAACTGTCAGCGTAGACCCATCGAATGTAAGGTTCGCTTCAGCATTAATGCCAGCAGAACTGCTTGCTGTGATAACTCTATTATCGACTCCGTTAGTAAACGCAGTAACTTTAACTGTGCCAGATACCGTAGCTAAATCCGCAGAAAGATTTGCGCCCGTTGCTACAACTGCCGTTGTATTAGTAGAGATATTTGTTGCGTTGGTTCCAATTGTTGCGCCCGTTGCCACAGGAAAGGCTGTAAGACCAGAGACTGTAGCAATATCCGCAGAAAGATTCGCGCCAGTGGATTTTAAACCATCTCTATTCTGCCCAATTAATGCGCCCGTTGCAACTGGTATTGATGCGCTACCACCGCCACCATCGCTATTAACTCCAGAACCATTAAAGTAGAGGACTCCGCCTACGTTGTAAATTTTATCAGTAGTACTCGCAGGCGTATTACGATGTAGATGCACACCAGTGTTCGCGGTAATCAATCCAGTAGATGATATGCCAGAAGCTAATATTGTATCAGTAAATCTAGCAACCCCGTCCACATCCAGCGTATAAATTGGCGAGGTATGGTTCCCATATCCTACTGCTAATTTGTTTCCATATCCAATATTTACTCTATCTTCATCTTCGTCTAATAGTAGCATTTGATTACTACCAACAACGAATCTTAATCTATCAGTAGTATCTGATTCAATCCAAGTTCCTTGATCTGCTTCAAAATATATTTTGCCCCCAAGAGCTATGTCATTAGCGACAGTTAAGTCGTTTCCAGAGGCAACAGCTAGGCCAGAAACGGTTACTATATCCGCAGCATTAACTCCGATTAAAGCCCCACTAGCTGCTGAAAAAGAAGTCGCAGCAGTAGTTTGCACCGTTCCATCATTAAACCTAACGCCACTAGAGAAACTACCAGTTCCTGCAACATCAAGAAGATAGCTAGGGCTATCTGTACCAATGCCCACTCTATCATTTGCTGCATCTGTTCTTATAAGATTAGTGTCATTCTCACCTTCAACCTGAAAATCAATATTGTTGCCGCCGTTATTGATTATAACTTTGTCATTAGAAGCCTCATCCAGTGTGAGCATCGTAAGATTGCCAGCCACAAAGTCCATCTGGTCGCCTCGGAACCTGATGTAAGTGTTTGTATCTCCATTATGATAAAGATATTCATTCAGACCAATATTGCCAGCAACATCAAGTTCATAGGTCGGTGAATCTGTACCAATACCAAGTTTGTCAAAATAGCCAGTATTAGCAGTGTTAAACGTAGTTCCTATTAAGGTGAGTCCAGTGCCAGCGGTATATGTTGTGTCCCCGTCAACCGCAGAGCCATTGAAGTAGAGAGCGCCTCCCACATTATATAATTTGTTAGTTGTTGTTGCAGGAGTAGTTGTATGAAGCTCAATACCAGTTGAGGCAATAATTAATCCAGAAGATAATATTCCGCTACTCACACGAGTAATGCCACTAACATCTAGGGAATAGGCAGGAGAATTATGAGCTATCCCCAAATATCTTCCATCTTTTATAAGTTTTACATCACCACTTGCGTCAGCTTCTATTAAAGAAAGTCCTGATATATCTGATATACTAAATATAACGCCAGTAGAGAGATTATCTTCTATCTTAAATAATGTTCCATCATTTCCATCAAATGTCAAAGCGCTAATGCCAGTACCAGTAGCTCTTACATTTAAATTTATAGGAGTGGAACTACTTGATCCAGAAAATTTCATGTGCGGATATATTCCGCCAGACATTTGTATAAGCCCAGAAACGGCAGAAATGCTACTAACACTTAGAAAGTCATCTCCACTGTTATATGTAAATGTAGCAGAGCCAGCAGTGTATTGGTCTGAACCAAAAAATGTAACTCGCGTTGGAACGCCGCTAACTACACTTTGAGTTGCCGTATTAAGAGTTGTGCCATCAGAAAATTCAATACCATTGCTGCCAAGTACTACCTTGCCGCCATCATTTATAAGTATTGATTTAGAAGCTGGATAGCCTATAAAGACTTCTGATTGAGATCCAATAGAAATTGCATTATTGCTGTTGGTACTACTTAGTATGGATTCTCTTGCAAGAAGGCCAGTTCCATATAAGCCTTGGCCTACTTCAAACTGCGTAGAGTTTTGTATGCAATAGTAAGTCTTTTCGCCATCAGAAAGTGTTCCGCTAAATGACTGGAATCCATCAAAAGCACCGCCCAAAGTGATAGTGCCCGAACCTGTAGTATTAGTTACTTCTTTTACTCTATCGACTACTTTGATTGCCATCCGAACTCCTATACAAAAAAAGGGGTGGGCGTTCTGCCCACCCCTGTGCGAACTTTGGACTAAAAGCCGATATTAGAAGCTGCCGAGCAGACATCGCCTACTATCTAGGACGCCATAGCCAATTTCAGCAAAGCCGTACATACCAGCCTTTTGTTGACGATGAAGTGTGTCGTCTTCAAAGACCGTAACTTCCTGCTTGACAGGCATTACAAAGCTGTCGTTAGCAGCGAGGTCAAGACCAACACAAAGTTCAACATCGCTTGATGGACCAAGACTACCACTAAGATCACTAGTAAAGTAAACTTGATATTCTTGGTTCTCGCCAAGTTCGTCCAGAGCGTGAAGATTAACTCCGAATACGCGAGTCATTGCAGCACCTTCGTCAGAAGATGTGAAGATCTCACGTCGGGTTACTTCATCCGCCTGATCAACACCCCAGTTGCGAATATCTTCCAAGCCTTCTGGCGAAAGATACAAATCAGTCAGAGTGCCGCGCTTAATAGAAGCGCTATTGCCGCCAGCGTTTCGACGCATAACGACTTTGAGGAGGCTAATGAGCCTCTTGGTAAATTGACCAGCAGCAGCGTCTGCGTCATAAACCAAAATGTTACGATCCACACCAGCAGCCAAAATGGTGTGCCAGCCATCGTCATTCATTTTCTTGACGAAGCCAGCCTCCATAACTTGAGCTGCACGAGCTACAATATCCCATCGTGCTTCTCGCGCATATCGCAGCAAAAAGTCAATCGAGTTAGAGATGGTGTAGGTTGGGATCATTACATAATCACCTTCAACGGTTCGCTCAGGAATACGTCCGTGGCCGGGATTACTGTAGGCGACGAAATCATTCTCTTCGCCGGGAGAAACCAAATCCAATGGGAACTCAGTAGAAGTACCGGGAGCCATTTGGATTCGCTCAAAAATATTGCCAACGATATCGCCAACAAGAGTACCTTCACGTAAAGGCAACTCTAAGGCTTTGGCAATCTGTGCCTGTGCCGCAAGCGACTCAGACTTGTTATTGCTTCCTGCTCGCTTGAGCAGTTCAATAAACTCAGGACTAGGTTGTGTAAGTAGTGACATTTTAAATATCTCTCTTTCTGTTTAGTTGTTAATTAGTCTTCTGTTGCTGGCTCATCTACATGAATACCAACTTCGATTTTAACATAGCCATCAGCATCTTTAGTACCCAAGAACTGGCCTATTACGTCTGAATACTTAGCGTTGGACGAACCGCTTCTAGCAGAAGCAACCTGACCAGCAGCGCCAAGATAAGCTAATTTACCAGCAGATGGACTTGCGCCCGGTTCAAGCTGATCAGTTACGATAAATCCTCTTTTCAGAAGAGTTACCTTACTACCCTTTTGCACTTCATCTTTATGCCAATTTAAGTGCTGGCGGGTCAAATCTATATTAACAACATCATTCAACAAGCAACCAATCGCATAAGAACCACTAGCGGTGGCTGCGACAGTTACTAATGCGGTAGAGTCATCCATAGCAGAGCCGGAACCGCCTGTGCTAATAGAAACAAATTGACCTCTAACGCCCGTTTCATTCATAAAGAAACTGATATCAGTTTCGAGTTCGTGACGATCACCTTTTAAAGCCATTGAAATACCCCTTATTTAAGATTTTTGGTTAGTTTAAGTACTGAGTTGCGCAACCACTCTGACGCGGTAGACATCGCAATCTCTTTTTGTTCTCCCTCGCCAGCTTCGGCCAGAGAAGGCTCAAGAACATCTTCTGCTTCTTCCAAGTCAGAGGCACTAACCTCATTCTCTTGCTCACCATCAAAAAATTCTTCAGTGATTGGTTCAGCTTGGGATTTTGCAAGTTCAATTACGGTAGCAAACATTTCGTCTGAAGCTCCGGCAAATTTAGTGATAAGCTTATCAGCAGTTTCACTGTCGATGCCAGCTTCTGCCAAGGATGCCTTTCGAGACATACTGGCAACAGATGCTTCTAGTTCAGCCAATTGTGCTTGCATGGCTGCAATTTCTGC